GCCTTGCGTAATTGTTCATGTTGTAGCTGTTTTATGTCACCTAATGACTCCATCCCCGGTGAATTGCCATAAATATCACCACCTGCTAGACCCCATCTAGGAACAACAACAGGAAAATCTTTATAACCACTTTCTCTTAACGTCTGTTCTCCTTCACCACCTTGTTCAAAGTAACAAGACTTAAATGCCATGTTCATATTATCTCTTTTACTAAAATCACGCTCTCTATCACTTCTTGGTTCTATTGCATGAATGATAGTTATCCATGTATCAAGGCTACCTCTGTCATACAGGTTCTTAACAGACGTTGAACATTTGTTATATCCAAACTCTCTAACTACTTCACTAACAGTTTTCTGAAATTCTCTGTACATCGTGTTAACTTTACCCTGATAATCTGTAGCAATTGCATATTCTCCTATAGTTACTGGGTAATGATGTATAGCGGTTTTAGGATCAGGCAAAATAATAGAACCTGCAGTACCAAATGCACCTAATTCTTCATACATACTGTGTAATGTTCGGTATGTATTAGACTTTGCAAACACAATTTGCATACGTTCTGTCACATCATCTAGCCATAACTTGACAGGTGTATATCTATTTAACTCTGGGTCATTAGTTCCTAACCGAAACCAAGGTCTTGCAGGTGATGTTGCACCCGCCATCATGCCAGCACCTAGTGTTCTTAATGCTCTTGTACCAGTATTGTCATATATCGAGTTATGTCTTCTATGCCCTTTGTTTCTGTCTTGTACAAAATAACGTCCGTTTCTTGGTAGCAAATATGTAGTTACTTCTTGCCAATGTGACCACCACGTTGCCCTCTCAGTTCTAAGATGACCCCATCTTGTTAACAGATCAGCACGTTTTGTTTTCATTGATTAACCGCCTAATAATGTGTTACCACCTAGTTTTAACTTCTCAGGATCTACACCTTGATTACCTGTAAGCATTGTACCCGCAGGACCTGTTAATGCAGCTTGCTCTTCTTTTTGAGACAATGCACTTACATCTGCCTTCTTTCTATTTGCTTTGTTCTGATCTATTTGTGATCTTTCTTTTGCCTCTTTTGCCCTTTGTTTAGCTTCTAAATTAGCTTGACGTTGCATCTCCATCTGCTTCTTCATCTGCTTTCTCTGGTTTTGGCCAGTTTTATATGCTGAATATGCACTAACCGCAATTGTAGCTGCTGTAAATACCATAATTAAAGTTCCTTTGAAAACATGATTTCTTGTACACCATACTTAAGTTTTGGTAGTAACTTTGATAAAGCGGTGTTTTCTTTACCGTGCCATAACATCATTTTGCATCCGATAGATCTTGCATGATTTTCAGTAACTTTGATTAACTGCAATCCTAAACGTCCACCTCTAAATTCTTTTTTGATAAACAAAACGTCATTTTGAGTGTATTTTAGTTCTGCATAGTGCAAATGATACGTTATCAAATTAAGAGAATAACCAATACATACGTTGTCTTGCATTGCCAAATAAACAAATAATGCTTGTTTATTATTTAATTCTTCATACAAAGGCCAATTAACATCTAACTGCATTAATTCTTTGTTGCGAGCAATCTCTTCGTAATGCTCTTGAAATAATGGTGATGCTTTGTCCTTCCAATCAGAAAGCGTTGCAAGTTCAATCGTAGGTTTTGACACTCTACTTTTGTTTACAGTACAAGCAGATTCATTAGTTACGGTCACACTAGTCATAAAAGATATAATACTTATAACTATTATTGGAATTAATTTTAATTAATGCAAGTAAGTCTTGATTATACCCCTCGTGAATGGCAACGACTTTGTCATATAAACAAAAAAAGATTTAGCGTCTACGCATTGCACAGGCGATCAGGTAAAACTGAACTGGCAATCATGGAATTAATAGACAAAGCCATGAAAACAGATAAAGATCTTGCCATATTTACCTATGTTGCTCCCTTCTTACGTCAGGCTAAAGCTATTAGTTGGGCGAGATTAAAACAAAAACTAGAACCATTAAGACAAAGATCTGCTATAGAAATAAATGAAGGTGAATTATCTATAAAATTTAAACATAACGGTGCAATTATTAGGTTATTTGGTGGTGATAATCCTGATGCTATGCGTGGATTAAGACTTGATGGTTGTATTTTGGATGAGGTTGCCAATATAAAACCAGAATTGTGGATGGACATCGTACAGCCTTGTCTATCTGACCGTTTGGGTTGGTGCATTTTTATTGGTACACCGTCAGGTATTAATCTATTTAGCGAGTTGTATTACAAGGCACTTGATGAAGATGATTGGACAGCTTCTAGATATACCGTATATGACACAGATTCGTTGCATCCTTCTGAGGTAGAGCGTCTTAAACGTGATATGAGTGAGACTAGTTTTGCTAGGGAGTACTTATGCGACTTCTCAGCACAGGGTGATGATCAGTTAATAGCATTAGCAGATACCGAAGAAGCATCTAAACGTGTGTATCAACCAGATCATGTGAAACATTCGCCTGTAGTGTTAGGTGTAGATATTGCACGATTTGGGGATGATCGTTCCGTAGTGTTCCGTAGACAGGGTAGACAAGCATTTAAACCCATCATCTACCGTGGAATTGACAATATGGACTTAGCTACTAGGGTTGCCAATCTTATGGAGGAACATAAACCTGATGCTGTGTTCTGTGATAGTGGTGGTGGAGGTGGTGTGATTGATAGATTGCGACAGCTTAGATATGACGTAATCGAAATACCATTTGGTGGTAAGGCAAACTATCCCGATAAGTACATTAATCGTAGGACAGAGATGTGGTGGTTGATGAAGGAGTGGGTAGAAGAAGGTGGTGCGATACCTGATAATGTGGCACTCAAACAAGAATTGGCTACACCCATATACTGGTACGACAATGTGGGTAGGCGAGTACTCGAATCTAAGGATCAGATTAAGAAGAGATTACAGGGTGGTGGTTCACCTGATCTTGCGGATGCTCTAGCTCTTACATTTGCCCTTCCAGTTGGCAAGAAACAGCCCGAAGACATATACATTAAAAGACGTAAAGAAGCTACACAGAAGGCCGATTATGACCCATACAAAATACTTTAAACGTATAGCCTATGGGTTAGACGTTGAACCATTGCTTGAGTTGTTGGATGCTAGACCTGAGTTATGGGATGAGATAACAACAAGACAAACATTTACCAAGTCACCACATAAAGACACTAAGACTATCTATGTTCGAGGTGCATTGAAGATGTCTCCTTACTATGTTCTTTACGACATCGGAGCATATGATTATCCGATTATGGAATATCTCAAATCAGCATTAGTTCCATTGATGAAACCCATATTAGACAAGCTACAAGTTAAGGAGTTAGGAAGGGTACTAATAGTTAACTTGAAGTCAACTAGTCAAGTAACAAGACACATCGACCAAGGAACATATGCGGATCACTATGAGAGGTTTCATATCGTACTAAGGAGCAATCAACATTGCTTTCTCACTAGTGGTAACTGGGTTCTAAACCTTGAAGTAGGGGAGGTATGGTGGTTTAACAATAAAGTTCTTCACTCCGCTGAGAACAATGGAGATAGCGATAGATGGCACATTATCTTTGATGCTGTTATTTCTGAGGAACTCCAGTAATTACTTGAACATTAATATCACCTTTAGTTTCAATTCCTATTAATTTCTCTGAATATTCCTGAGGAAACCACTTAGCCAGAAGCCGAAGACGTACATCAGCACGAGCCTTGTTGTAATTCACTATTGCATTATCGTATCTAGCGTTTTCTCCTTCACCAATGACAGTTGGTAGCGTGTCTATTATTTCCAAACATTCCTCCGCAATTGCCCTTGCTCCTAAGAATCTGCTCGTGTATGTGAAGCGTGACAAAAAGTCTTTACTTTCTTTATTGTCTTGAGACATCCAACGGTACAAAGTCCTGTAAGAAGGCATACCTTTTTTCCTACAAAAAGCCCGAAGAGTACCACCGTTAGCAACGTGTTCTAAAACCTTTTCAACTATTACAGGATCAGGTTTTACGGTAGGACGTCCTAGTTTTGTAGATTGTTTTCCAACGATCTGGGGTTTGACAGCGGATACGTCCTTTAATGATTTTTGCAATTGTACCTCTGGGTAAATTAAAAACTTTCCCTAATGTCCCATAACCTAAATTAAACTCATCTCTCAACAATAAAATAGAATCAACTACAGATTGATCTATAGAGCAATTCCAATGAGAAGAATTAATACGGTAACCCTCAGAATTTACTTGAACATACTCTCTAGTAACCTGAGTAATAGGAATCATTAATAAAAAGAGTAAAATTAACCATAATATAGAGAAATATAAGAAAAATCGCAATATTTTTAATTTTTTTTCTTGACATATGTATGACTTATCTATACACTTAATAGTAATCGGTATGTCGAACCGATTGTTTCCCTAACTAATTAAATTAACTACAGACATTTGATCATATTTTATATTTTCATCATCTAAGATTTTTTGTGATCTTTTTAAAAA